TTAGCTGTGTTCGCACCTGGATTTAAATACTCAGGTTGATCTGGTAGCCACTCTCCAAAAGGTATTTGCATTATTCTCCTATTGGTTATTATTTGTTACTGCAAATGATCTTTCATTGAAAGAACCAGCGATTGTTACATCACCTCTTTGTTGTAAAGGTGCATTACCATATTGATCTTCTCTGTCGTTTCTTTCAAGTCTTTCCATAGCAGTTGTGTACATTCCTTGCCATTGTTGAAGTCTTGCAGGTTCTACACCACCTAAAAAATTAGCAGCATGATATAACGAACCATATAAATAAATAGCTGGATGATGTGTTAAAATATAATTTGATGTATTTGAATCTGATAGAGCTGCAAACTTAGCATAATAATTTAATGTTCCTGTATATGCAGCAGCAGGAGTTGGTGCAAATCTAAAGTTATCTCCTAGTATAGTATATGTTGATGGCATTCCAGATGTAGAACTACCTTTGATTTGATCCATTTGAGCTGGTGTAATATATTTCAAAGCATACTTAGTTCCACCTTCAGTAATAAAAAAATCTCTTACTTGTAAAAAATCAGCAGGAATAGATTCTGTTTCCGAATCAATAGTAATAGAAGTAGATGTAATCATCTTTCTAATTCTAAGTTTTGAGTTTAAATCTGCTTCTGTTAATACGATAAAGTCATCAGCTATTTCTGATGTTAAGTCCGATCTGTTTAGCCAGTTTGCGATAGATGTTTTTAGTGCTGAATAACTACTTAGTGCCATTATAAATTACCTTCTGCGGTTTTAAAATATCTAAATTCATTTGAATTTAATTTTTTTTTTAATATTTGTTTTTGTACTTCTTTTGGAAGACCGAACCAATTATTAGTTCCATTATACTCATTCGCCCAGACAGATAAAGCTAAAGTTGGAATACTAGCCACTCTTTTCATATCTCTTGATTTAGAATAGCCATCATTAAGATTATATAATCTTTTATTATGTTCAATGTGTGGATTTATATTTACTTCTTCTTTAGTAACAATTTTGCCATCCATCTCATCTTTGAGATATGTGGTTTTTTGTAATCCATCTATTGTTATATCTTTTTTCATCTGCCTTGACCTTTATATCTTTTTTGTTTCTTTTGTCGTTTCTCATTTTTGTTCTGAGATTTTTTGTGTTTGCCAGGTCTTTTTCTAGGCTTTGGTCTTGGAACAAAATGAACAAACTTTTGTCTTGCCACTAAGCACTCATTTCAGTGATATATACATTTGTAGATGAACCATGAAATACTGCAATTTTTTCTCCAGGTGAAACTTTAAATATTTCTATTTCACCAGATGGTAATAAAGCTGATGTTGCACTTGCTGTAGGTGAAGCACCTAAAACAAAATGACAATTAGCATCTCCAACCACTCTTATGTATTCAGTTTGTGAACCAAATGCAGCAGAAGCTGTTGAAGAATTATTAGTATTAAGTTTCTGAGTAGTTCCAGGTCTTAACGCATAATTATAACTCATATTTTTCTCCTATTAGGTAGAGGGGAAATACCGCTAGGCAAGATCCCCTCATGTGTTTATTATCTTCTAATTACAAATGTAACAAGTAATTTTTTAGCTCCAGTAGAACCACCATCAGTAATCATTTCGATAGTTCCATCTTCTTCTACTCTGTTTGCAGCAGTAGGTGCAGCAGAATCTACAGTACCAGCAGCAGATCCAGAGTGAGCAACAGTTATGCCACCACCAGTTACAGCAGTGCCACCTATTTCAAAACTTATTGCAGCATTGCCTCCAGATATTGCACCTTGTAAAGCAGTAATAATTTTAATTATTTTACCACCATCAGGTATTGCTACAAAAGTTGATGAAGCTGTAGATATATCTTCAATCTCAGCAGTTATAAAGTAATCGTTTAATGTTCTCATTTTTTATCCTTTTTATTTGCTTCGTTCCGACTTTAAATCTTCAAAGACCAAACAAAATTGTTAATTAAAATGATGGGGGATTACTCCCCCACCAAAACTATTTATTATGATGTAGTTAGATCGTAAACAGCACCACTTGCAGCTTCGTTTCTTGACTCAAGAGTGTACTCAGCAACCATAAATCTCTGATCTGCGTCAGCAGTCTGAGCTGGAGTTTGTAGAGCAAAATCTCTTAAGAAAGCAACAGCAAAGAAGTCCATTTCTAATACTAAAGCATCTTGACCTTTTTTAGCAGCAGTTGCATTAGCACCTCTAATGAATCTGTTTGGAGCAACTTGTAATGTTCCAAAGTCTGATTCATATACGTCAATAGAAGTAACTAATCTTCTGTCTTCTGCTTGGTCAAATCTAGTTGAACCACCAGTAAAGCCAGATAGCTTCTGTTTGTTGAAAGCACCAACCATAATCATGTTAGGGTTTCCACCAGCATCGAAGCATGATCTCAATACAGATTTCAACTGATCTTCAGTGAAAGCTCTTTGAGTACCATCAGTTCTTGCAGCACCGCCACCAGAACCAGATCCACCAGCACCTGCATCAACATTTGATGAAATCCAAGTTTGAACTCCACCAGATTTTCTTGCAGTTGTAGCATTACCAGCCGCAGCAGCTACGTTTGATAAAAGAGCAGTTTCCATATCTCTTTTTAATTCTTTCGCAGATTTCGCTACTTGATAAGCTAACTCATTGTTTCTACCAGCAGATGTTACAGCATCATTTGTACCTGATACTTGGATCGCTTTTGTAGAAATCTGAGTGTGGTTTGTTAGTTTAGTTGTTGCACTCAATGTTGGGTACGAAATACTTGCACCCTCAACAGCATGATTAGCAGCAACGTCAGCTAATGAATCTGTTTGCCATTGGTGTGATGTGTTTGTTGCTTGTGTCTTAGCAACACCAGACATAAAAGGAGTTTCTGTTGGAGCTATTGAATAAATAATATCTGCCAAATCTTCTCTTATGCCGACTGTTTGATATGTTTGATATACAGCCATTGTTTATCTCCTTAGTAGGTTATTGTTTATAAATAACGAAGTAGAAGGTCTGTTGCATCTTTAGGATTACCAGACTTCTTCAACGTCTTAATTTGATTCAACCTAGACTTAGAGTTTAATTCTTCTTTTGTACTTTTAATGCCTGACTTAACAAACTTAGTTGGTTTAACTTTTTTAGAAACTAAACCAGGTTTAACTGACTTAGATTTATTATAGTTCATACCATCCATAATCACATCGAAATATCTTGAGTCATAAATTCTAGCGACATCTTCATTTGAAAATCCCTTAGAACTTAAGTAGTTCATAATATTCGATTTCACTGTATTACCCTTAATAGGATCAGCAATCTCAGGATGTTTTAAGTGAAGTTTTTTTTGTTCTTCTCTTAGTATTTCCTGAAACTGAGCTTGTTGATGTTCTCTCAGTTTTTGCTGTGCTTGTTGTATCGTATTTTTTCGTTTCTGAATTCTACGATCAACCTTAGCAGCCTCAGTTGGATCTTCCTCCCAAAGAGCATCTAACTCTTTAGAATTCATATCATTGTTAATTTCAGCATTCAAAGTAGCGACTAAAGAATTTAAATCTTCCATCTTTGTTGAATACTGGTTTTTCAGACGATCTTCCTCAGCTCTAACTTCTCTTTTTTCAATCGCTAGTTCTTCGGTCTTTCGTCTATAGTCGGCATCTTTTTGATAACCTGCTTTTAATTCTTCAAGGTCAACATCAATCTTTTCACCATTTACAGTTACTTGGTGTAGATCGGTTGTTTGTTCTTCAATCGCATTTGGATCTTCAGATGCTTCTTCTTGTTCTGCAACTTCTTGAGTTTCCTCTTGTTGAGTTTCAGCTTGTTGTTCAACCTCAGTTTCTGTTTCAGCTTTCGCTTCTACTTCTTCTTTTGGTTCAACTGGTGCAGCTTCTTTTTGTGGTTTTTTGATAACACCTTTGGTGTCCATTAAACCTTCAATAGACTTTGCAGCACCTTGTACTGAATCATTATTCAGTAATGGGTTTGTGTTAGACATTTAAGTCCTCCTATGGTTAAGCTGTCATTTAGACTTGGCTTATTTTAACTATATAGTTAAAATTTTGTTTGCTGTTGTTGTTTTCTAAAATCTTCTAATTGTTTTTGAGCCAGTTTACCTGTTTCAATAACAGTTTGAAGATGTTGTTCGACTTTTCCAACAACATTGTAGGCAATCCAAAGTTTTTCTCTGGTATCACTCTCTTTAGCACCTGTTTTTTCTAACAGTGCCTCAGAATAAAGTTTTTTTAGAGAATCTATTGCCTCTACAAAAAT